CTAAAATTGCTCTTGCGGCCATACCTTCGGCGGATTTACCCACCGCCCACATAGATGCGCTCGCACCCGCATTAACAATTGTTCCACCTATTAGAGAAGCGTTCATTAAATCTTGATTATGTGTGAACATGGCAGTCATACCAAGTAAACCATTCATAGAAGTCATCATACTATTTACTGTAGTTTTAGTGGCTTCGGCGGTTCCGAACATTTGGTTTTGAACATACTCTTGAGTTTCAGCAAAATACAAGAATGTTGCGGTTAGAAGGTTTGCTTCATCACCTAATGATTCCATGTGGTGTTCCAAACTATTTAGAGTTAGTTCAGTTGCTCGGTTTCTCTGTGCTAATTGGTCATTAGCATTTATTAGACCTTCAATACCTACTCTTTCTTCACCTAATGTTTTGATATTTTCTTGTCTAAGGTTTATTTCTGTAAGAGTATTCATTGTTTCTTCTTCGGATAAATCATCAAGTTCCAGTCTTCTTCTTGCCTCTGCTAATAAAAGTTGTTCAGTTAGCATCCTTTCGTTATTTGCTTGTTGCCTTACTGCTAAATGAGTTAATTCATCCTCAGTTAATTCAGTAAATAAAACAATATGGTTTGCTAAATAATCTGCTTCTCGTTGAATATGACCCAAAAATTGCCTCTGTTCCTTTTGTTGATTTGCTCTAAAACCAGCACTAAGAGTATAGTAATCAAGTTGCCCTTTCATTACTTCTTCTTGAACTGTGCGTATTCGCATTAGTGCCTGTGCTTCACCATCTTTCATAATCAACATTTCATTATGTTCGGCTATCTTTTGCACCCTATACTCTTTATCCAACATCAACTCATTGCTTCTAAGTTGTTTCTTGTAAGTGTCTATTTGTCCCATTGCTATTACTTCTTGATGAATCCTCTCAATAGCCCTGTCGTGGCTTGCTTTGGAACTGGCCGCATTTGCTTTTTGTATGTTGATTTGTTGGATGCTTTGATTTATTGCGCCCATCTGTGCCGCTTGAATATCTTTGATTGCTTGTATTTCTTCGTGAGCGAACTTCTTTCTTAGAGCGGCATCTTGTTCTCTCATAAACAACCTTCTTTGGAAGGCTTCTGTGTGCATATTTTCCATTTGGTTAGTTTGTTTGAGGATAACTTGGAGTGTTTTCATAGATACAAAGATATTTCCTATTCCCATAAGGAAGTTAATTGGAACTTCCATTTGTTGCATTGTTTCAGCAAGAAACATCAAATTACCCATAAAGGTGTTCATTCTTTTCCCAACGCCAATACCCATGAACTTAGTTTGTTCATCGGTTATCTTCTCAAGACCCTGTAGGAAATAGTATTGCGGCCCCATTGCTCTAATGTAAGCATCAACAAGATTCTCTCCCACTTCTACTCTTAGGTTCTCAATAGCGGCATTTGCCTTATCAATTTTGAAAACATCTGATGCTTGCCTGTTAGCGAACTCGTCTGCCGCAGTATAGGCTCCCGAATAGGCCATTTCATTTAGAGTTAGCAACCGTTCTTGGTTTTCCAACAACTTCTGCAATTTTACATAGTGTCTGTTTCCGGCTACTGCTTGTGTTAATCTAACCTTTTCAAGGTCTTCTAACTCTTTGTAATAAGGAGTAAGTTCTGTAATAATTTCAGTTAGACTCATCATAGAGATTTCTTGGGCTTCTAAGTGTGGTATAACCTCGGCCAAAGCCAGCGAAGCATCTCCACCGTCTACTGCTAATCGAGAAAATATCATACGCAGACCCGTTCCCGCTCTGCTTGTTTCTTCTCCAGCCTCAAGTAGCATGGCGGCTAATGCGGCCATACTTCCCATTGTTTCTCCAGCAAGATTAGCCTGAGATGCAAATTGGTTGAGAACGAAAGTCATGTCTTGCATTGTAGCAACGCTTGAGTTCTCAATAGTGTTTAGTTGGTCAAGAACTCTTATTGTATTTCCACGAATGATATTGGCTTGTTCCATAGGCTCTAACATATCATACTGCGCCTTAGTTAATCCGCCCATGTGGAATTGTGTTTGTTGCATTAGGCTTGTTAGTTTCTTCATTCCCTCTTGGGTTTCCATATTTCCTATTTCAGAAAAGAGAAGCCCCATTTCTGTTCCTGTAATAACTGCTTCTTTACTACCCAAAACAGACTTCATTTGAGCCATATTAGCGGCGGCTTTAAGTGCTTCTGCACCACTAAAACCAAAGGTTTCTCCAAGTCTTTTTGATTCATCAGCAAAGAATTGCACATCTTCTGCCGAACCTTGATAGAACTTTCTAACTTGAATCATTTGCTCTTCAAAAGCATAGAAAGCATCAATTTGTTCTTGGATTAAGTCGCTAACTCCTTCTACTGCGAACTGGACTGCTTCTACAACGCCCCCTGCGGCATCGAGTAAGATTGCTTGCATGACCGTTGAAGTGGATTCAACATCTTTGAGTAGCCTTTGAGCCTGAAAAGAACCCACTACCTCGAAGAATACTCTTGCCGAGCCTGTTCGTGAAGCCATGCTTAATCATTCTCCATATTACCAAACGCCTCATTTAACACTTCCCCTAAGCCTTGAGCATCTATCATAGCCGCTCTACGCTGATTTCGCTTATTAACGGCCTTTTTAGCCCTTCTTGAAGCGGCGGCGGGGGAATCTTGGTCTGCTTGCTCTGTTATTCTTTCAGAGATTTCAGATGCTACCGCCAAGTCTATTTCCATCATGTGTCTTCCGCCCTCTTGTGCATATTTCATCCTTAGTTCACTCGGCAAAATGCCTTTGAACGAAGAACATAACGCAGGGGCTACCATCAGGAACTCGACAAAGGGATACCGCCCCCTTCATCGTCGCCCCTAACAAATCTAAGGATTTCTTGTAGTTCTGAGGAAGTCAAATCGTTTACATCAACATTTTCCGAGAGAATACATAATGGAACCCAAGCCGCTATTTGCGCGGTTGGGCCGCAGTCTGCTTCGTCTAAAGCCTCTGCGAATTGCATTTGTTGGTCTTCTGACCACTCTAAGGGGTTAGGTCCAAAGTCGCGCATTGAGCGAAACACTCTTGCTTGCTTTGCATCTAATTCTAATCGTTCAAGTCCTGATACTTGGCGCACCAAGACCTTGCTTCCGTCATCTAATTCTATTTCTTTTTTCAATACTGGCATATTTTCTCACTCTTTACTATACTAATCTATTCTCTAACTAATCTCATGTTTCGTAGGTAATATACGCAATGTAATTATTACCTGCGGCCTTCTTGACGATGGTAATATCGTGGATAATATCACCATTTGAAAGTGTCCTAAGGAAGGTTTGCACACTTGCTCCTAAACCAGTATGCGAGCCAATAATAGTATTGACTGTTAAATTGCTTGCGGCAGTTATGGCTCCCATTTAATCACCTTCACGCATCCAAATCTACTTTTGCTCCACCTGTGAAGGCCGTAGATGCAGATGAGAAGGTAATTTTAGCCATCTCTGTTTCTGTTTCGTCATACAATCCAATAAAGTTGACCGACATTGTTTGACTATCTCTACCGCTTACACTTGTCTGTGGGGCCTCATAATGAACTTTGTGAATATCTAATCGAATCGAGTTGCTTGCATCTACATAGAAAAGCATTGAAATGGCTGGCGCGGCCGCGCTTCCATTTACTAAATCTCCAGTTAGTAGATTAACGAAATCAGGTTCGTTAGTTGCCACATCACCAGCCAAAACATTCTTGTGGAATGTAATAGTCCCCGAAACCTCTCTTAGGCCCAAGGGTGGGTTGCGTGTGCAGGTAGAATCTCCTAAATTGTATGAGTTATCAATATCTCTGTTGGTTTTAATATCAACAGAGATGCTTTGAACCAACTTGGAATATGCAGAAGTAGTTGCCGCTCCCTCAAAGTTCACATAAGCACCTACGAAGTGTGCCGCATCTCCGGTATAATCATAAGAAGGGGTTGCTAAAGTTCCGGGGGCTACTGCCGCTCCGGTTGCTAAACTAAAGTTGCTTCTCATACCAGTTGTATTAAAGGAAATCATAGCGTATTCGCCAACGGATGCGCTAATCGAACAACTTTCAATAGCCTGACCAGCATACAAGAACTCCTTATCATCCCTACCAACTCTGAAAGTAAATGATTTGAGCAAACCGGAACTTAGTTCTGTAAGAGTATCATTGGTTCCGGGGGTTCCACCGGGGGTGTGTGTGCCGAAAAGACCGTGTAGACACATCATAGTGAATCTATCAGGTTGTAGAGGCATTGAAAAAGACCCATCAGCATAATGCTTTGAATCCATTGCCTTTTGCGTTCCATATCTGTTCATATCTGAGCGTTGTAGAACATCAAAAGACTCTTGAAATCCTTCATCATCAACTTCACCGTATGCGGTTGCGCTGACTGGGGTTCCAAAGGTCGCTTCCTTCCCAACTGCTACATATCTATTTGCGAATGTCGTCATGTCGTCGCCTCTAAACCAATACACTCTGTCTGTGATATTTAACTGTTATCATATCTCTCTACGAGTCATGTTTACTCTCTTCATGTATGATAAATTAAGTTGGTGGATGCAAACTGCCTCATCTTCATCCATTTTTGTATCAAATGTTAGATTATACCCAATTAAGGAATCAATACTGCCCTCTAAACCAGTCTTAGTATACAGTTCATCAAAACATTCCCCTAAGATAGAAAGACCCAATCTATATGCGTTTTTGTAATCTGTTCCTCTTGTAGTCACATATAAATCAATAGTATAATCTTGCTCTGTATTTGCTCCGGCCAAAGTATTGAATTGGGGGGATGCAGAAGTAGTAATAACTACATGAATAGTGGGTGGAGTAAGTCTACTTACCATACCACTCGATAAATCATAGCCATAAATGATAGAGGAAGGGGTCACATGGTTCTTAATGAAGAATCTCTTAGAGTTCTTGAGAACTTCTACTACAGATAACCCAGTTCTAATAAAAGATGTAGTCACAAAATCGCTAATGTCCATTTCATCAGGTGAATATGCGCCTTGTGTAGTGCAATAAACGAGTTCCCAATCTAATGTTCCTGTAGTATTGCCCCAATAAATACCACTACTACTGGATGAAGACCCTGTGACGCTCAGATAATGCGTGTTTGCATCATCATCCTCTATAATGTCGTCAAAATACAACTCAGCCTTGCCGTTTGAGTCTAAAGTAAGCCTTAGTAAAACAGGAACAGACCAATCTTCGCTTGCATCCAAATCCAAATCCGATTTAGTAGCAGTAGTAGCACCAACTAATTTGATTTGCTCGTTGCTACTTGCTATTTGCACTTCTGCTCTATGAGTCCCATTATCAATAGCCATAACGACTTCATCAGCATCCGGTTTAGCAACATAAACAAAACTGGCAACGAGAGTGTTGCTATTTCCAGCACTTACTTTCCATGTTTGTCCCCCCGAACCACTTACTATTCTCCAATTACTATCATTTGCCGAACCATCTCCAGCACTTCCAGCACTTAAAGCCCAATCTACATTGTTTGCTCCATTAGCACTACTTGGGTCTGCCAAATTAGTTCTACTGGTCCAATAATGAGTTCTATCCGATATAGCCATTCTATACACTTCCACTTCTAAATCCTAATGCGCTTCCCAAGAACTCAAGTCGCCTTGGTATCCACTTTTCTCTGAAATCTTCTCTAATCATATTTTCCATAAAGGCAGTATAATCATATCTTTTTCTACCTGTAAATCCGGGGTGCTTGCCCTTTAGCGACATTGGTAATGAACTCATTACGCTATATGGGTTTACACCGGCCGCTTTCTTTGCGACTCCATGTCTAACAGAAGACCTTACAGTAGGTGGTAGATTGGTTAATCTACCCTTTTTTCTATAGGTGAATGGACTCATACCGCGCTTTACTATCTGAGCAATGGTTTTCTTTGTATTTTCAGGTTGTCTTTGACCCTTAACACCATAAGGAAGTGGAAAAGAACCCGCTCTTACTATACCATCAGGCATAACCTCTGCATCCAAAGAGTCAGCAACTCTTCTGTATATACTCTTGGTTGTTTTGAATTGTCTTGTTGGTGGTAGTGATTGGTTCCATGTTGTAGGGTCTTTTTTCTTGAGTTGTGCTTGAGCCGCAGGTATTACCTGTGATTTCAAATAGCCCCAAATCTCATACGCCAACCATTGTTTTGAATCATTTATTTCCGTATCCAAATCTTCTATGGCTTTAATAAGCCCTCTATCATAATACCCTACTCTAAATTGAACGGCAGAACCCATGTTTGCCCCACCACTACGGCGGCGATAAGGGGATAATTGGCGGGTATACGGCATTAGTCAACACTTCCAAGGTGGGCTAAACGAGATAGATTATCATTTCCTCTTGACCTTAGAGTGTTAGTTCTCAAACCACCATCCCTTAAACCACCTTGCTGAAACACAGAGTCATCTTCTAAGTAGTAGGATGCGGCTAAATCAGCGCAAATCTCTCTAATAACATGAGCAAACTCTCCTTCTTGAACGGTCACACCGGATAAATGGTCTGCGGATATTCCTGATACACCAGTTAAGGTATGTGTAGATTTACCAGTCCACGAAAACGAATCTCCATCTATATTCCCATTACCAGCAGAGGCAAAAGAAGCACCATCGGTTAGAAGTATACTCGTAGCACCTGCGGCAACTGCGCCATTCAAAGTGGTTTCGCCTATTTCTCTGCTTGGTGCATCTCTTCCATAATCCCTAAAGGCTTGGTCTATATCTATTGTAGCCCTTCTGATAGCACTTGTTAATCTTGTAGCGGCTCTGCTTCTTTGTGCAGAATCAAGACCTAATCTTTGGCCCACATCAGCATTAGAACAATAATAACTCAAAGAAACACACCCGCTAAGAAACACAATGCACAGAGCCTCAAGGCCCACACTATTCTGTTCATTAAGGTCGCTGACCTATCAATCTGTCGGTCATATTTAACCAACTTTTCGTATTGTATATTCTGTATTGTAGTAGCCATCGCTATTACCCTCTCTTCTAAAGTGTGTATTCTCCATTCTATTCGAGAAAGTTCAGGGTTAGGTTCCCGCTCTGAATCCACTCCTTTACTGTCTGAACCTCGCAAAACTCGCCCCCCTCAATGTGATAGCCTACCGGCGTTATCAAATAGGTTGCGAAGGTCGTATAAACGCTTCCTTCAAAGTCGGTTTCGTTATTAGCCGTTCCATTAAACACTATGTAGTAATCAGTATTTAAGTAATGTGTTTCGTAGTATTTATCAACCACATAACCCTCTACCCAATAACAATCATCCGTAAATATCAAGCCTGACGGCTTGTAAGGGGATAATGCACTTGCAGTAATAGTAATCAGAACCACAAAAAAAAGAAACAAAGCACCGCCCTGTTCTTCGTAGTCCGAATCTAACATCTACTCAGCACCGGAAATGCGCTCGATTAAATCGGCTTTAGTTCCGGTAGTAGAAAGTCCTTTTTCTTTAGCGATAGCGATTAACTCAGCCTTTTTCTTGGTTTCAAGAGCCTCTTCCAAATCTTCTGCGGCATCAACTATTTTGTCTGCGAACTTTTCGCCTTCTTCGACTGCTCCAAGAACTTCATCAAGTGTTATTTTACCATCAGCATTGATTTGTTGATACTTCTTAAGACCCCATATAGCACCTGCGCCTACTGCGGCGGCAAGACCAAGCCATATCTCTAACTCTACTCCATAAATCTGTATATCATTCACCCCCTTTGTATTGTATTTCCTTAACTGCGGAATGTGGAATTACTGTAAATGGGCCATCTTCGCCCACTCTGTATATCTTGTATCCGTGTGTGGTTTCTTCTATGAGAACTCTCGTATAACACTTTTCGGGTGGTTGATATACAATTTTACCTTCTTTCATATTAACA